CGCTGGCAAATTTTTCACCTTCGTATACTTCCTTGAACCATTTGCCAATGTTGGTAGCTTTTTCTGCTAACCAATTCAAAGCACGGCCAAGACCGCCGCTTTTTACATAATTGGCAAGCCAAGTTAGGCCTATTGTTGCTATTCCGTTGTCGCCAAATATACCATTAAAGAAACGATTAAACACAGATCCTGCTTGACTAAATGGACTGTTGCCGCTGCTGGTATCAAACATATCTATCAATTCTTGTCCGAACTCTCCTAGCTTTGTAACAAAGGCACTGTTGAGGAATGCGTCTAAAAAGGCTCTTCTCACCGCAATCACAGCTTGTTCAAACTTTCCAAGTGTAGCAGTCAGCCTATCTCTGCGATTTTGTTCTCTGCGAGCAGCCGCTGGATCCAACAACATCAATTGGTTGAATTGATACGCACTGTCAGAAAGTCTTGCTAGTTCTCCTACAAATCCTCCGCTCTGTCTATACACATCCAGTGTTGCTCCGTCGATGCTTCTTGCATATTCGTTGATCCTAGATCCAAACTGCGACATGCCTGATTGATACTCTTCCAAACTCATGCCGCCTTGTGCAAGTCTTTGTTGGAAGGCAGTGATGCCCGGCGCCATGTTTTCTAGTGCTCTGCCTGGGTCGCTTTGTGCAACACCATCAGACAAATCTAAAAGTGCGTCTTCAAAACCTGGTAATACATTTTTTTGTAATGCATAGATTGCTTCGGCTTCTTGTCGTGCAGCTACTCCACGAGTTCTTTCTATTTCTGCAAATATATTTCGTGTCTTGGTATCAGTTTGCATAGCCATTATATCTTGTTCTAATGCGCTTGCTTGCTTGCCAGTTAGTTTTGAAAGCAAATTGAGTTGTCTAATATAATTTGTAGCACTTTCCTGAGTGGCTGCATCGTTGCGCAAAGATCTCCGAGTTCTCATAGATTCAATGGTCATAAACCCAACAAGTCCTTCATTGATGTCCTGTATGGTCATACCCATTGCAAAAAAATCATTGCCGATTCCCAATCGTATGTCTCTACTGAATTCTCCTAAAAATTTTGCACCATTGGTCACTGTGCCAGCAAATCTCGCTAATTCAGTGCTGTTGCTTCTTATCATATCAGTGAAGCCATCGAATGTCATTGCAGCATTTGCACTGGAAGTAACCATATCAAACAAACTGTTGTTAAAAGAGGCGCCTACACTGCTCAATGTTCTAAAGTCATCAATTACTCCGTCAACATATCCAGCAAACCTTGACACAATATTAGTACTTCCAAATATTGCATCAGAAAAGTCTCTAATACGTTCGTCTCCAAACACCAATTGATTACCAAATTCTTTTAACTTGGTGATATTATCTTTAACAGCGCCTGTGTTGTTATCTATTGCAGCTGAATTGTTTCTAACTGATCGATTATGAAGATCTCGTGTTCTATTGCCGGCGGCATTTCCTGCTGCGCCGCCACCGTTGATTTGTTTTACTGCTTCAATTAGTGATTGTAGGGTGGCTTCACTGGCTACTCCACGAATACCACCCACATTATCAATAACAACATTACTCATTAGGACCAACTTCCAAATTAAATACGTATATAATTTATTCAGATATATACTTGTAAGTATTTACCTGGAGAAAAAATACATGAACACTACATCATCAAATCCGCTGGCAAAACATTTTAGACAGCCCAAATTATATGTAAATCTTCCTAGTGGTGGTATGTTTTATCCACAAGGAAGTTTGGAACCAACCGAAACAGGAGAGTTTCCTGTGTATGCAATGACTGCCAAAGACGAATTGATGTTCAAAACACCAGATGCTCTTCTCAACGGTCAATCCACAGTGAGTGTTATACAAAGTTGTATTCCAAATATCAAAAATGCATGGCACATACCCAGCATTGACATAGATGCCATATTGGTTGCAATAAGAATGGCAACCTACGGAGAAAAAATGGAGATCGAAGTTAAGGTTCCTACGATCAACGAAGAACGTTCTTACGAAATCGATCTGCGCAGTGTACTAGATAATCTGTTGGCTGAAAAATTTGAAAACATCATCAAGCTAAATGGATTCAGTGTTGAGATTTCTCCATTGACCTATCGAGAGTTTACTGAATCTGCTATGAAAACATTTGAAGAGCAACGAATGTTTAAAATCATCAACAGCGACGAACTCACAGAAGAAGAAAAACTTTCAAAATTCAATGAAGCCTTCAATAGATTGACTGATTTGAACATCAGTAGTATTGTAAAAAGCGTAAAGTGTGTGATTTTTGACGGGGAGGAACCCGTAACTGATACTGATCACATTATAGAATTTTTTGCAAATGCAGACAAAGATGTTTTCAAAAGTGTAATCGACCACATTGGAGAACAAAGAAAAAGATTTTCAATCAAGCCCTTTACTGTGAAATTATTTGAAGAAGATGTTGCCAAAGGTGCTCCAGAGACTATGGAGATTCCAATTACATTTGATCAATCAAATTTTTTCGCCTGAGGATCTTAACTTGGCCCGTTGAAAAAATCCTCGAAGAGGTTGAGATCCTAGAAAATGAATCCAAAAGAATTAAGTTTGAATTGTCAAAGTTATGTTGGTACATGCGCGGCGGACTAAGTTTAACAGAAGCATACGACACTTCGCCAGAAGATCGTGAAGTCATGTTCAAACTCATAGAAGAAAATTTAGAAACAGCTAAGAAAACAAATCAGCCATTCTGGTAATAATTATTTTGTTTTCTTAGCTGCAAATCTACTTTGACCAAATCCAGCACTGCCTTTGTATGCAGCTCTAATGACTTGTTGTACAATGGTTCTAACTTCTCTACGAGTTAACGCATCTGCACCTTCGGCTTCATACATACTGTTGACCACTTTTAAGTTTGGTCGTCTGTTGGATTTAAACGCAGGAGCAGTAGCAGGTTTGGGTGTAGCCAGTGGAGGCGGCTGTTGACGTGTTAATCCAGCACTGCTGCGAGCAGCAGCAGTCTTGGCTGTTTTTTTACCTGACTTGGTAGCAAATCCAATGATAATCGGACGAGCAGTGTCTCCTAATCCTTTTTGACCAAAATAATTTTGTAAATCGTCAGCAGTAAGACGTTTGATTCCGCTTTGCTTCATCCATACAGCAAGCTCAACTTCCATCTGACGTATCTCGTCTTTGATGTCTCCTTTGGCTACTTTGTTTGCTCTTTTGATTTCACGACCTTTGCGAGTTAATCCAAGATTAAGTTCATCAAGTTCAAAGTTTTCATTTAGATCATCGATTTTCATTAGTTCATACTCACTGCTCAAGTTATATTGTTATTTATACTTATGAGTTGAACTTTGTTCAACTGTGTTATCGCTATCGCTCAACACGTTTTATTTAATTTAGATGAACTAAGATTACTTAGTTAGTATAGCACTTGAGCATATGCTGTAGGCATATGCATTTAATATTATTCAGATTGTGTAGTCATACTTCGCCCGCTCAAGGACGAAGTGACTTTGAACATTATTCGAGTTGCTCTCATCACACTTAATAAAAGAGATTTAAAATGTATAATACATTTTAACAGAGGCGGTTGACCTGTACCCCTTACTCTAGCTTCGTCTTATCAACGGAAGGCAGTTGATCCCTATCAAGCGAAATCACTTACCTACGGGTTGCTTTTTCTCAGAGCCCGTATCATTTAAACCTTAAGTTAGTTCTTACCTTTGGACGATCCACACCACCGGCTACGAGCATTACCTCGGCTGATTCTTGGATTTTTACAGAGTCCTATATAGCCTTTAAATTTTTTAAATGTTCTTGTAATATTTTTGAACTGCCTACTCTAACGTTAATAATACCATTATAGTATTCGTCAGATTCTAAAACTCGCCTATCAAATTGTTCTTTGGCTTCCATATAGCTAAGTATGCCTCTACTGGGACAAAAATATAATATTTCTCTAGTAAATTTGTCTTCGCCTAATGCAGCAATATCTGCGTTCAAATGATCTGATGATCCCCAATAGGTTCTCCAGTCACTTTCCTGTGTTCCGCGCCTTTTATTTTTTTTGCCTTTGAGTGGTGGCTTGCTAGTTTTAAACTTGGCTAATTTTTTGCCTATATATTTCTTATCATTGGTAAGATTGGTTATCAAATATACGAAACCTTCAACACCCTGAGGTATCTCGGTAACTTCTTTTCCTTGATAAGTCCAGCTCATACATTAGTTATTTTTAGGATTTGCCTTGCGTGCCTCTTTTGGATTATTATTTTTTCTGCCGTCTTCTACATGCCTAATGTGTTCTTCTAATATTTCGATGCGCCTAAGTTTGGATAAATCTCTAATCTCTCCTAGTTTCTTTCTAACCCTTCGGCGTTTTAGTTCCGCAGGCCGCTGTTGGAATATTTCATTTAATGCAAAATATTCCAACACTGCTAGTATTAGCTTGTCGTGTGTATCGTTTTCTATCATTCTATAATTTCAATATCGTTTTCGTAGTTGGTAAAGCCATTTTCCTTTATAACTTTCATTACATTATTAACTCTTCCGACTAATTCGTCTTTGTGGCTGATTAAGAAAATATTTTTATTGCGTTCTCTTGCCATCTTTTTAAGAACTGCTAACGAATTCTCAACGCCAGCAGTGTCCATGCCTGAGTCGATAAGTTCGTCAATAAACAACAAGTTAACACCTTGGTAAAGGCTTTCCCAAACGTCACGGAAAGCAAAACTTAGACCGAGTATTAGTCTGTTTCGTTCACCTCTACTCAAGTTATCAAAGTCAAGGTCTTGACCCAGCTGTGTGATCTCAACGTTCAAATCGTTTTGAAATCGAACTTGGTGAGGCAGTCCTAGTTTGTCAAGGTAATATGTGAGTCTGTTGTTAAGATACATCAAGTTTTGATCAATAATCTTCTTGCGTATGAAGCTGTCTTTGTTGGTTAGCAGCTTCAATAAGAAGTCCTGATGGTCTTTTAATCCGTTTAACTGATTTACAATCTCCCAATCAATAGTTTGCATAGCAGTTTCGTTGAGATCATCGACCTGTGCTTGATAAGGATCATCTTCTTCTTGTTTATTTCTTAGTGTTGCCTTAAGGTTATCAACATTGTTACGATGTTCGTATGCTTCTTTTGCACTTTCGTAGAAAGTATTTGGCTTTCCGTTGATATCTCCTATTTCAGACAGCTCTTTCATAACATTAATTAATTTGTTTGCAACTTCTTCTTGATATGCAGTTGCATCTTGCAATTCTTTGTCTTTTTTAGTTTGAATTTCGGCTTTTTTGTCTTCGTGCAGCGGTTGTCCGCATGTATAACATGTTGCATCATCTAAATTTGAGATGTCTTTAACTGCCTTATCAACACTAGCAGTGGCTCGTAGTAGTGCAGACTCTAATGTGCTTTTTTCTTTGTTTAAGGCAGTTATTTTATTATTAAACTCATTCCAGCTCAACAACTTGTCGTGGGCATCCAACTCAAAATCAATATCCAGTTTCTCTAATTCTGCAATATTATTCTGTAAACGTTGTATATCTTGTGCATGTTTGTTTTTCCATGCACGTTGTCGACTAATCAGTGTTTCAATACTCTGTTTGATCTTTTCGTTACTGGTTTGAATAGCATTAATTTTCAATGTTTCTTCGGTAATACTATCTTTGGTTTGTCTTAATTGTTCTTTGAGAGCATCTGCTTTCTCAGAAAGAATTGTAATACCTAGTAATTGTTCGATAATTTCTCTTTGATCATTGGTACGCATACTCAAAAAAGGTTCTGTGTAGGTATTTAAAGCAACAATATGTTTAAACATATTATGGCTCATGTCCAACAGTTCGCTAATAGCTTCTTGTGTTTTCCTGCTATCGCCTTGGCTGTTATCTTCTAGAGTATCGGTTTGTTCTTGATCGTTTATATAAAATTTAAGAATATTAGGCGATCTTCCACGCTCTACCCTATAATTGTTGCCATCTCTTTCAAAATTAAGAGTAACCAACATGCCTTTTGAATTGGTTTTGTTGATCAAGTTGTTTCTTTTGATGTTTGTGAGTGCTTGACCATATAATGCGTACGATAATGCATTGATAATAGTAGTCTTACCAGTGCCATTGCGTGATCCTGTATCGTCTCCGCCTTGGTCCAGGTTCTCTCCTAATACAAGGGTAAGTTGTTCTCGATTAAAGTCTACTGCCTGAGTAACATTACCTACACTCATAAAATTTTTAACGGTTAAATCCTTGATCTTTATCATTATAGTTATAGTTCACCATATATGCTTAAAAGCAGATTTTTATTATAGTTTTTACTGTCAATAGCTAAAATTTCGTTACTGACTATTTGGTCTACACTTTCAAATTGTGCAATATCTAATTGGGTGTTGAGGTCTTCTAGTTGTTTCTCGGGTATCAATACAATTTCTCTACAATTGTATTGCTGTATAAATGTTTCTTTAACAAAACTAGCTTCTTCATAGCTAATAGGACAGTCTAGTGATACTCTAAGATACATTTTACTCTTGATAATAGTATCTGCTTCGTCGATCAACTGGCTTAGTTTAATAGTACGGTATTTAGGACAATCTGGCCAGTTAACATACTGGGGTTCTAGATCATTTTCACGATCTAGTATCATCATACCACGTGCATCGTCCCAAGTATCGGCATAATTGTGCGGAAATGTATTACCGATGTAATGTATCTTACCTTGTTTTTGACGTTTGTGAAAGTGTCCTGAAAATACATACTCTTGATTAATAAAATGTTCGCTCTTGAGCTCTCCGTGGTCGGGCATTTGTACCATGGCATTCATATAAAAGCTAGGCAGTTCAAAATGTCCAAATAAATATTTTGCTTTCATACTTGGAATTTTTTTCCATTCGTCTCCTACTAACCAAGGAATTAATGCAACATCGTCTTGTACTATCATTTGATCAATAACAGTGATACCAGGAATATGCCTAGCAAATTCTGTTGATTTAATGTCGCGCTTGTCTTTGTAATACAGATCGTGGTTACCAGCAAACATATAAAAGTTTTCAAAAGCAGAACCAAGTTTTTCTAAGCTGCGGATACCCGAGTCCATTGTTGTAAGATTTAAACTATTTCTGTTATGATTCCAGTCTCCGCAAAAAATACCAGTTTCGCACCCGTGTTCTTTTGCAGTTTGGATATACCAATCAACAAAATCTTCACAATCTTGGTTGTGTACTTTGCTATTACCTTTCATACCAAAATGTATGTCGGTAAACACCGCTGCTTTTTTAAACAATATAAATTTCTCCATGTAGAACTACATTATAACTAAAATATGTATCAATGTCAACGACTTATTCGTGATCTTTTTTGAATCTAGCTTGTCCAGCTTCAAATTCGCCTTGCATCTGTCTAGTATGACTTGGATTTAGGTCATTCATCTCAAGAATATCGTCACGTATGTTCTGATTACGCTTTTCTAAGTTGATTACACGAACAAACGAGTTCGTAACTGCCGCTGTATAGTATGCAAACGGATTTTGACTTTTTAACTCATCAAATTGCAACCCGATTTGCGACAGTTGAAGTATAGCTTGTCCTTTCATTTCGTCATTGTATGTGTAACCACGAACATTACCACGAGTAGCATAGCGATCAACTAATTTCATCCACATTAGTGCAAGTTTGTTTGTGGCCCGTCCGTGATCTAAGCTAAAATATCCGTTTTCCATACCGCCAGTCCAATGACTTTTCCCCACACAAACGAGATTATTGTTTTCGTCAAACTTATAATGTTGATATGGAGGAAAATTTAGTTTTACTTTATGATCAGCAACAGTTTTAGGAGTTTTTTTACGTCCAGGTTCGTCAGGAATATGATCAAATGTTATAATCCTAAAAATAAGTTCAGTTTTTTCGATAGTTTTATAATCAACTTCGCATTCTGATAGTTTAAGTCGGTTGCCTGCATTCTTTGAAGCTTCGTATGCCTCAGTGGACAACTTTTTTGCTTTGTTTCGTTTTGCTTCAGCAATAGTTCTTATATTAATTTTGCTAATATCATCTAAAATAATATCATATGTGGCATATTCAGGATCGACAAAACTACCAAATGTGTTTTTTGATTTGTGTATTTCTGCAAGCATGTCTTTGTTGTTTAAATAATTTACTCGTTTTACCATTTTATCTCCTAGGGTTACTAATATAATAATATATGCAGTTAATTTTGTCAACTAAATACTATAGGAGAATTGTATTATGGCTGAAGTAAACACCAGAGGATTTAGTGATTTTTTAAAAACAGTTAACAGCACTGCATCACAAGCACAACGAGCTGTAGGCGCAGGCATGGGCGTCTTAGGTGCATTAGGAGGACTAGGAAGTGCGCTTGGAATATCGTCCTTGGCACGACTAGGTTCATTGCCAGCAGGCGCTGAAGAAAATTATGAAAGTTATACACCAATTGCTTGGAACGAAGGAGCAGAGTCTTCAGGAACAGACTGGCGTGTTCGATTGCACCTGCCTACTAGTATTTCTAGCTTTGCAAGTTCTCCTATTTTACAACCGTTGTATGATTCAAGCAATAGCATGGTGTTCCCCACAACTCCGCAGATATTAGTTTCTCATTCTGCCAATTATAGTGCTATGTCTCCGACGCACAGTAACTATTCGCATCCAATATATCAAAATAGCACAGTTGAGGACATTACTATCACAGGTGAGTTTCCTGTAGAAAATGAAGCAGACGGCAGGTATTGGCTAGCCACTGTTCATTTTTTAAGAAGCGTTACAAAAATGTTTTACGGAAACAGTAGTAACACTGGTGCCCCTCCGCCGCTGATACATTTGAGCGGGTACGGAGATTTTGTTTTTGATCGAGTACCTTGTGTGGTTAAATTATTTACATTGGACCTACCCAGCGATGTTGATTACATTCAAGTACCGATTTCTAGTTCATCTGATTTGTCAATGACTCCTGAACTAGCGAGAGTAAATGTTCCTGGAGGATACAGTTATGTTCCAACAATGAGCAGAATAAACGTTACAGTGTCTCCAACATACAGCAGAGACACAACACGAAGATTTAGCCTTGATACATTTGTACAGGGCGGATATATCGGTAGCGGCCAAGGAATAATATAATGGCAAAATATGCATCAAATAGCCCATGGGCAACAACACAAATTCGAAACGGTCAGTATCTAGACTTTATGCAAAAGCAATTTATACCAATTGATCCTAACGATATACTTTATGAAATAAAACCTCAATACACCTATAGACCCGACCTGCTTGCGTTTGACTTGTATGGTAGTCCAAAGCTCTGGTGGGTGTTTGCTATGAGAAACAACGAGGTGTTAAAAGATCCTGTGTTTGATTTTGTAGCAGGAACAAAAATATATCTACCAAAACAGTCAACATTAACTGCATCAATAGGAGTATAATATGCCTCTTTTAAAAAATGAACTTCATGATTTTGCAACGCACAATTATGCATGGACATTGAGTGCAATGTACCCTGGCGAAACAAACGATCCAAAATTGTACAAAGGAAAAACAGGAAAATTACCCATTGCGTCATCAGGCGGACTCGGAAACAGAAAAACAGTTACAACAGATGCCGAAGACAAGCGTAAAACAAATGTGGAATTTTACATAGAAGATGTAGAGTTTCTAAATACAGTTATTCCTACTACACAATCACCTGTTACTGGGGTAAAAACAATAAGTTTTACAATTCAAGAGCCTTATAGTTTAGGGCTTTTTATGCAAAGTATTGCTGTTGCTGCTAAAAAAGCAGGATTTTCAAATTATACACAAGCACCATTTATGCTGTCAGTAAGCTTCAAAGGCCAACTACAGGATGGAACATATTCACAAACAAAAACTGATAATTTTCTTATAACAATAGCAACTGTAACAATGAGAGTCACAGCATCAGGATCTTATTATGACTGTATTGCAACTCCGTGGAATCATAATGCATCTATGGACAGTATAACAGAACTAAAGCAAGATATAAGACTGCAAGGATCTACAGTAGGTGAGGTATTGAGTTACGGTCCGAACAGTTTGGCAACATTACTAAACACTTACGAAACACGAGAAGGAATACTAGGAAACAGGCTGGTACCCAACGTTTTTCAAATTGACTTTCCTTTTGATATTGGAGCAGATGGAGCAACGCAAAGTGCATTTGGCGGCGCCTTGGGAAAAATTCAAGGTACATTTAATAAAATCAATTCGGCAGTTAGTTCAGTTAATACAGTTGGTACAGCGTTGGGCAATTTTGGTACTGCACTTTCAAATATAGGACAACAAGCGCGGCAAACAGATGCCGCAAGACAACGAATAGATGCAGGCGGAACTGCTGGATTAAACATTGATGATGTTCGAGGGGCTGTACCAGTGGTTAGCAGCGTGTTTAATAATCTCGGCGAATCTATTAGCAGCTTTGCTCAAAATTTAAGTATCAGTGGAATAAGTCAAATTGGAAACGAAATTGCCAGCGCCCCGATCATTGAAGATTTTAACGATTTTGGTGATATACCTTTTGCCCTTGAAAATGTTGTTTGGTCAACTGAAGATGGGATTATCAAGCGAAACGAAATGGCTGTATTCAATTCTGCTGATCGAGTTTTTACATTTAAACAAGGAACTACGATTTATGAAATTATCGAAACTGTAATATATCTAAGCACCTGGGGGCAAAATCTAGTAAGGCAACCAACTGATGCTGCTGGATATAATCAATCGTTTAGAGTTCATCCTCGAACATACATCTTGTCAACTGCTGAATTAGCACTTACAGGAAAAATAGCACGTAGATTTGTTTACGAAGTGTATCCCTATTTTGTACACAATTCAAATTTTAGTCTTCCAAATGCTACAAACAATTACGAATCAAATGTTGACGATTGCGTAAAAGCATACAACTATGTTTACACAGGATTAAACAGAGACGTATTGGATTTTGAATTAACATTTGATACCACCTACACCACAATGATACAGGCAGACAAAGGTCAACTGGGGCTACATGACATCTCAGTCGGTGGCCCAGCAGTGGCAAGACCCACAACCACCACAGGGCTAAATCAAACTATTCAAGACTTAGCTCAAGACTTGGAAAGTGGAGTAGCAGAAATACGAGGCTCACTCACAGAGATAACCAACATATACAGATTAGCCGGCGGTAACTTCAATGAAAACAACAAAACACGAACTGCATTTATTTTTAGACAAGCACTGTTGGCTGGCGGTGCACTAACAAAGCTAGAACTTACTATTATAGGAGATCCGTATTATCTAAATGATAGCGATTCGGGCAATTATGTAGCAAACCCTCTCAGTCCCAACATCAACAGCGATCTAAAGGCAGATTTTCAGCGTGCTGAAGTATTTGTTTTGGTCAAGTTTAATACTCCAGTGGATTACAGCAACAGCGATAATCTTTTATTACCAAATCCTGCTGATACAGTTACTGGAATTTATAAGGTGGACACTGTGTTAAGTACGTTTTCTAATGGAAGATTTACGCAAACCTTAACGTTGACAAGACAACCAAATCCTGACAAAAGCACATTAAGCAAAGTTAAACGAGTAATTGACAACTTCTTTAACGTGTTGGGGGCATTGAGCAAGTTTGCAGGAGTAGTTGGAGCCAACGAAGTTTCTAAATCTATCAACAACTTTATGGCAGAAGCTGCCCCTGTTGCAGATTCACTTTTAGGTATTACTGCAATTGGTGAAAACATATCTAGTTTGTTAAATGGAGATTACAACAACGCAGTGGAAAGATTGGCTGGGCTGGAAGCTGTATTTGGGCAAGTAGGAGCATTAGGACAACAGATATCACAGCTTAGACAAGGATTAGAAGCAGTAGATTTTAATGCCGACACCAATCCATTTGACAGAATAACAACTACAACGCCGAGAGCAACAAGATTGTTTGGAGATAATGCTATTCGTAATCCATTGACGCCAGTGTCCGGCACAACAACAACAGCACCCACCACAGCATCACCTGGAGCTCAGCCTCCAAGACCTGGCGCTTCACCAAGCAGTATATGCGATATATAAGGAATAATTTATGAGAGCCCCAAACAGAGCACAAATGAATGGACAAGACGGAAGATCTCGTAGTGACTTAGGTGACCGTCGAGATCCTGGCCCGTATATTGCTACAGTTGTTTCTCACCTTGATACTAAGTTTATGGGATCTTTAAAAGTTCGTCTAGATCGAACAATGACAGCTGGTAACAATCCAACTGATGATCAAAATTTGCTCACAGCATTTTATGCAAGTCCATTCTATGGTGTTACCAGTTTTAGAGCATTAGGAGCCAATGACGATTACCGAGAAACACAACAAAGTTACGGTTTTTGGGCTGTGCCTCCTGATGTAGGCACACGAGTATTGGTTACGTTTGTCGAAGGTCGCGCAGATATATGTTTTTGGTTTGCTTGTGTTCCTGACGATTACATGAACTTTATGGTTCCTGATGGCAGAGCAGCAACTACCTTGGTTACTCCTGGAAGTGGCACAAATCAAGTTGGAAAAAAACTTCCTGTAGGAGAATACAACAAACGGATAACTGCAACCAACGGAAATACCAGTCCTACAACCTATCAAAAACCTGTAAACAACGATTTTGTTGATAGGCTAACAGAAGCAGGATTACTTGAAGATGATACTAGAGGACTAACCACCAGTAGCGCAAGACGAGAAGTACCTAGTGCTGTGTTTGGAATAAACACTCCTGGCCCGTTGGACAAACGTGCTGGCGCCAAAGGGCTTGTTGCTGGCACAGATGATCACAACATGCAAATTTTTAGTCAACGCCTAGGCGGTCACAGCATCGTAATGGATGATGGTGATGCTAATATATTGAGGAGAGGACATCCCAGCGAAACACCAGCTGAATATGTTGACATTGAAAATACAGACGAGCCAGTTTCTGAAGAGATGAGAACACTTCCGGCCAACGAATTGTTTAGAATTCGTACTAGAACAGGTCATCAAATATTATTACACAACACCGAAGATTTAATTTATATTTCAAATAGTAGAGGTACCGCATGGATAGAATTAACATCAAATGGAAAAATTGACATTTATGCACAAGACAGTATCAGTATGCATACCGAAGGTGAATTCAATGTTACAGCTGACAGCAATATTAATTTAACTTCTGGTGGCAATATAAACTTAAATGCAACAAAAAGTATCAAATCTACGGCCGGTAATAGTATAGACAACACCGCCGGTACGTATATTGCATCCAATGCCAGCGATGATTTTAGTGTAACTGCTGGAGACTTTATTGCAATGAGAGCTAGTTCTGATTTTTCTGCAACAGCAACCAGCGGAACACTTAATCTTACAGGTGCAACAGGTATTGAATTAG